CACCCCGTAGAACAGGGCGCGAAGTTCGTCGCGGGTGCCGCGGTAGGCGTTAATGTCGACGCCCGCCTGCCACCCGGCGACGACGGCGTTTGAACCGTACTGCCACACGGCCGGCTTCTGGTTGCCTAGCGGGTAATCCCACTGCCGCAAGGCCGACCGGGCGTACAGCGCTCGCGGCGAGCCCTTCGGGTTGTTCCCGTACGCGGCGACCCACAGGGCGCCGAACTCGTGTGTGTCAGGCTCGCCCGGCGCGACCTGTCGTTCCCAATACGGCACGTATGAGTACACGCCGATGACACGTACCCCTGCCGACTCGAAGCGTGCCTTCGCTTCGCGGATATGGGAGACGTGAAGCCCGGCCGGTGTCTCGCAATCAATCCACACGGGCCGACGGTGGTCACCCATGACGCCGAGCGACGCCGCGACCTGTTGCTCGACGGTCGAGCCTTCGGCCGGGTTACGAAGGTACATGTACGCGGCCGTGACGAGCCCGGCGCCTTCAGCGTCGAGAAGGTGCGACAGGTACGTGCGGTCGCGGTACGTGCCGTCGCTCGTCCTGACGACGGCGAACGACATGCCCTCGTCGGCGGCACGCTTCAGGCTCATGCCGTCTTGCCACTCGCTGACGTCGACGCCGGCAATCACGCCGGGGGCGAGAATGTCGTCGCCGTCGGGCACGTGCACCTCGTCAGGGGACGGGGCGTCACCGAGCCACGCGAGCGGGTCACGCTGCGACCCCTGAAGCCACGCGTACGGGTGGTACTCGAAGTGCAGGTGGGGGGCGACGTTACCGTTCGTCGACTGATTAGGGTTGACCCGGCCGATACGCTGACCGGCCGTCACGCGGTCGCCCCGGGCGACCTCGCGGATGATATGCCCGTACACGGTCGCCCCGCCCCCGGCGTCGGTCGGGTGGTCGACGACGAGCCACCCGGCCGGGTCGGGCCCGCCGAAGCCTGAAGCGGCGCCGGAGTAGACTACCGTGCCCGACTGTGCCGCGTAGACAGGCATGTTCGCCGACCCACCTTCGCGACCGAAGTCGACGCCCCTGTGCTCGGTACCCCAACGGGGGCCGAACGGGCTCGACACGTAACTGTCGGCCGGGACCGGCCGGTAACGAGTGACCATGACTGTTTCCCTTCTACTGAACCGGGTAGGTGATGTTATAGGTGTAGACGGTGCCGATGGACTTGCCGCCCAAGATGACGGGGTATCCGCTGCCGTTACCTTCGCCGGGCGCAACAGCCCGGTGTACCTTCAGGTCACCGAAGTCACCGGAGACAGGGGCGAACAGAAGGGCCCGGGTCCACCCGGCCTTAACCAATGCCTGCGACACCCAGTCGAAGTTACCGTCGCCGCCGTGGGTGGTATCCGTGTAAATATGCCCGGTCGACCACGTGTCCGCCTGCCACGCGGCACACGGTAGCGGCAGGTCCATCGTGATCGACCCGGAGCCGAAGTTCGCGCCCGCCCCGGTCGTGATCTGAACGAACCCGTCGAGAAGGCCGTCGACCACACGGTAACGGCCGGAGTACGACCCGTTAGTGCCCAAGAACACGGAGGTGCCGCCGCTGGTGCCGTTGGGCCCTTGCGCTTCGTAATACCGAAGGGTCGGTGTCCACAGTTTCCACGGGTTCGCGTTCGACCCGACGTCGTTCCACGTGCCGTCGTCGCCCTTGCGCTTCGTGTACTTCGCGTCGGGGGTGGTAATCCACGTACCGACCCGGGCGTCGAGAAGACTCGCGTTCGTGAGTCCCGACTGCGACACGACGAGGGGGCCCCCGTCGCCCCCGTACATTCTCATGTCGTGCATGACCGACGGGGTCGCCGACCCGGCAGACATGTACGCGACGGCGACGAGCGCGTCGTATGCCACGCCGGGGATACGGTTAACCCGGGCGTTCTGGTACCCGCCGGCCGTGTTCAGAAGGATCGTCGACGAGGTGCCCGGGACGACCGCGACCGTCGGCGTACCCGTCGCCCAATTGATCCGCACGACAATCGCGTACCACAGGCCACCCGACGTCGGTACGGGCACGGTCACGTTCACGGCCGTCGTCGAGTGAATCCGGGTGCCGCCGGCATGGGCTGACCCGGCGGCGACGGTAACCGTGCCGTTCGACCCGACGGTCGGCTTCAGGTCGTTCGGGCCGTCGACGACGAAGGGTGCCTGTAGCACGCTGACCATGTCGGCGAACTGTGCCGGGCCGACGGTCGTGTTCTGTGTTGCGAGTGCTGTAATAGCCATGTTCTAGTTCTTCTCCTGTCGGGCGACACGCTGTTCGAGGTCGACGACCGTCGAGTACAGGTCGCGCTTCTTCGTGTCGGGGGTCGACACGGTCGGGGTGACCGTGAACGTGGTCGGGGTAAGTTCGGCCGTGACTTCGGTGACGACCTGGTCGACGACCCCGGCGAGTCCTAGGTCGAGAACGGCGAAGTCGCCGACCGAGTACTGAAGGCCGTACTGTCCGTCGTTCCCATATTCCCACACACCCGCCGGGGCGACGTCGCCGACGGCTTCAGTCGTCGCGGCAGTCTCGTCGAGGTGCCGGGCGACCACGGCCGCGGCGTCAGGCACCTCGTCGCTCGACAGGGACATGAACCCGTCGCGACGCGCCCACGGGCTCGCCGGGCGAGGGGCCCGTTCGTAGTAGGTGAACGCCTGCGCGACGCCCTTCTCGTCGTCTCCCACGATGACCCTGTCTTCGGTCGCCCGGGTGTGTTCGAGTCGCCACGACGCGAGGTCGTCGGCGTCAGCCGAGAAGGTGAGCCCGTCGACGACCCGGTACGGTACGACGTCAGCGACGACCGACGGGCGGTCGAGCGACCACCCGGCGTCGTCGTCGCCGGGTAGCCACGCCGCGAGGTCGAGCCGGTACCCCGTGCCGGCGAGCGCTTCAGCAACGAGTTCGGCGACCGTGTCGAACCGTGAAATGACACGGACGACCGGCCCCCGGCCGAGGTCGTCGGTCACGACAATCGGGTGCCCGGTGTAGTCGACCCCGACCTGAAGAAGTGTCTTCACCACAGTCTCGACGGGCCCTTCGAGCACGTAGTGCTCGGCTTCGCCCTGAAGGTCAATCGGGCGACCCGGCACCGGCGGCACCCGCTGACCCTGAAGTAACGCCCACGGGCCGGCCGTGGTCACCGAGACACGGGTGCCGCCCCCGTCGCCGTCGTTGTACGCTTCAGCGACCACGGGCACCGACAAGTGCCGGTGTCCGTTCAGGTCGCCGACGAGAAGGTACCGGCCGTCGCACGCGAGAAGGGGCGCCGTGTTCGCCGTCAGGGCGACGTCGAACTCGCCGGTGCTCGTTTCACGGTCGGCCCACGTGAGAACTACCTTCTCGGCGCCGTCGAGCCGGTACGCCGGCCCGGCGCCGTCGTAGGGCCACACGTCGACCGGCAGGGGGTCGTACGTCGACCCGCGCGGCGTGCTGTACAGGGTAGTCATGGTCCACAGTCTAGGGCATGTCGCCCTAGAACGGTCGCACGTACTTCTCGCTGAAGCGCACCTCAATCGCCGACGAGGTGGTCATTCCGTCGGCCGTGATGGTCATGGGAATCTCGCGCCCGGCGGGTATCGGTTGATACGTGCCACGCACGACGCTGTACAACGACTCGCCGGTCGTCAGGTCGACGACCGAGCGTGCGCCCGGCTCGGTCGTGATCCGCACCGACTGCCCGTCACCGAGGGCGCCGTCGAACGTCAACCCCCGCCCGTCACCGACGGCGAGGTACGCGTTCGACAGGGGGCCCGTCAGGGTCCACACGGGCCACACGGGGCCCTCGCCGTTGTTCTCGGCCGTGATGTTGCCGGCCGAGAACGCTTCGCCAATGTACAGGGGCCACCCGGTGCCGTCGGGGCCGTAGAACGGCGTGCCGACGGCGAGCGAGTCGAGGGTGAAGCGGGTCAGTTGCATGTCGCCGTCGTAGAACGCCGACGGGCTCGTCAGTAGCCACGGCTCGCCCGGCGGGTCGTCGAGCCCGGCGCCGGGGTCGAACTGGTACGTCGTGCCGGGCGTGTCGCGAAGGCGTGCCGTCAGGTAGCGCACGACGCCGTCGGGCCGGGTGATACGTAACGTGCCGGGGTGGTCGGCCGAGTTCGCCTTCGACCACCACTCGTCGGCGAGTTGGTAGTACGCGCTCGACTTCAGGTCGTAGCCGACAACGACCTTCAGGGACGGCTCGGCCCGCTCGCGGGTGACCCCGGCCCACTGTGTCCCGCCCCTGACGTAATGATGTTCGAGGGGCGACAGGGTGAAGTCAGACTGACCGACGTCGAGAATGACCCCTTCGGTACCGTCGGTCAGGTTCCACACCTTGCCGCGCGGGTCGACCCACTCGACCGTAAGTCGCTCGTCACGTGTCAGCACTACATACCACCACCCTTAATCTTCGCCTTCGTCTGAAGGCGTGCCGCTTCACGAAGGGGCACTCGCGGGTCGGCGGCGACGATCGTGCCGACGTTGACACTGTAGTCGGTGCCCATCTTCGCGACCCGGCCGACGCCCCCGGCGTATGCCGTCGACACGTCGGCCGTGTACCCGTTCAGGTTACCCGACACGCCCGCAAGAAGACGGTCAGTCGCCGCGACCGCCTTGCCCGCCGACTGTTCGATACCGTCGGCGAAGGCTTCGCCGACAGAACGACCGGAGTACAGCACCCACCCGCGACCGGAGAACGGGCCCCGCTTCGCCGGCGAGAAGGGGAAGAAGTCACGGGCGGCAGACACGACGGAACTCGCGGCGTCACGCACGGCGCCGAGCATGTTCAGAATGCCGTTCACGAAGCCCTGAACGAGGGCCCGGCCCGACCCGACGAGCAACGAGCCGAGGTTACCGAGCACGCCGAGCACCCGGCCGGGCAACTGCCCGACGGTCGACACGGCCCGCCCGACGCCGTTTGAGATAGCGCTGACGATACCCGACCACATCGACGACATGAGTGACAGACCTGACGACAGAAGGGACGCGAAGAAACCAATGACGGCAGACACGAACCCGGCGACCGCGGCGATAACTGCCGCCGCGAGCGACACGAACCCGGAAATGACCCCGGCGACGAACGACAAGACCATGCCGAGCGCGGCCCCGACGAACCCGATGATGGTCGCGAGAAGTTGCAGGAACACGGCCGCGACCTGAAGGACGATCGCGATGATCGGAACGATCGCCGTGACCAACGACGCGAAGATGTTAGCGACCGAGACAATCGCCGGCATAAGGGAGACGAGCACGGGCAACAGGGCGCCGATAATCGTCGTCGCCAACTGAATGATGATCGGCAGAAGGGGAAGAACGGCCGAGACGATCTGAAGGAACGCCGCCGCAATCTGCGGAATGAACGGGGCGAGTTGGGTCACGGCCTGAAGTAGCAGGGTACCAATGGCGACCGCGACCTGACCGAGGATCGGGGCGAGTTGCGTGAACACGCCCGCGAGCATGGTCAGCACGGGCGACAGGGCCGTGAAGGCCGTGACGAGGATACCCCCGACAATCGCCGCGAGTTGCCCGAACATGGGCGCCATCTCGACGACGGCCTGTGCCAAAATGTCGATTACCGGCGCCACGGCCGACACGGCCGCGAGGAACACGGACGACAATACCCCGGCAATACTGGTAATCACGGGGGCGAGTTGTGCGAAGGCGTCCGCGAGCACGGTCACGACCGGGGCGAGGGCCCCGACGAAGGTCGCCGCGAGTTGACCCACGACCGGCAACAGGGGCGCAATCGCCTGCCCAATGGCACCGAGGGCCGTCGCGAGGGGCTGAAGGGCCGGGGCGAGGGCCGCGAACGCCCCGCCGACCCCGGCCGCGAGCGCTTCGAGTGCAGGCTGAAGCGACGCGAGGGCCGGGCCGAGGGCCGACAGAAGGGTCGACGCGAAGGGGGCGAGGATGGACAGGGCCGACGCGAACGCCGGGACGAGCACGGTACCCACGATCGACGCGACCTGACCGACGACCGGCAGAAGGGCCGTCACGGCGTCGTTCATGCCGGAGAAGAACGACGTCAGGGCAGTCTGACCCGCGAGCGAGTTCACCCACTCGTTGACCCCGGCGATAGCCGTGCCGAACCCGCCGAAGGCGTTGCCCGCGGCCGAAGCGGCCCCGGCGACGCCCGTAATAATGCCCCCGACCTGACCGAGAAGGGCGCCGAAGGACGACAGGGCGTCGATACCCCCGCGAATCATCGACTCTAATTCCCCGGAGTCTGCCATGCCCTGAAGGGCCCCTGTCCACCCCGACGACATGCCCGCGAAGGCTTCAGTCAACTCGGCGAAGATAGGGGCCGCGACGCCGCCGATAGTGACGAGCGCGGTCACGACGTCGGCGAAGACGTACGACAGGGCCGCGGCACCCGTCGACGCCCCGTCGATCAACGACGTGAACGACGCGAGCCCCTGCCCCTCGCTGACGAAGGCGATGACACCGGCGACGGCGTTGCCCATATCCGAAGCGAGTCCGGTCATGGCTGACCGAAGGGGCTCGACGACGGCCGACAGGTCGCCGAGGTTAGAAATGTTCGCGAAGAACGACTGTTGAACGGACTCGCCGAGCCCGGCGAACTCGCCCTTCAGGTCGCGAAGTGACACGGCCGCTTCTTGCGCCGCCGGCGGCAGACCTTCTATCGCCGCGGCGAAGTCTTCGGGCGACTCGGCCGACATAGCGTCACCGAGCCCGGAGAAGGCCGACTTCAGTACGCCGACGCCGAGCCCTAACGCCACCACGGCCGGCAGGGCGAGGGCCCCGGCCGCAACGCCGATACTCGCGAGGGACGACGCGCCGGCGGCGAGCGGGGCGACGAGGGACGACGCCGCGGCAGTCGCGGCCGCGAGGATAGCCGGCAGGGCGACGAAGGGACTCGTCAGGGCCGAGCCCATGCCCCCGACCAACTTCAGCGGGGCGAGCATGGCCTTCACGGCCCCGGTCGCTACAGCGGCCGACGCCGCGAGCCCGGCGACGCTCGACCTGTCTAACGCGAGTTTCACGTCAATCTCGCCCGCGAGCGCTTGCGCCGCGGCGACGGCCCGGCGTACCGAGCCGACGAGTCCCGACGTGTCGACGTCAGTCTCGACGTCGACCTCGCCGGCGGCAGTCTCGGCCGCTTCGACGGCCCGGGCCGCTTCAGCGCGAAGCCCGTCAGCGTCGAGGTCAGCGTCGACGGTCAGGTTACCGACTGCCGCCTGTGCCGACGACACGGCCGCGCGGGCCGAAGCCTGAAGCGCGTCGTCGTCGAGCACGGCCTGAACGGTAACCCGGGCCGTGTCTTCGATAGCCTGAAGTTCACGTCGGAGTTCCTGCGCGAAGCCGGTCGTGTTCGGAACGACCCGAACACTGACCCGGCCCACCTCGACGCCGCCGGGGCCTGCCATAGAATCACCTGCTAACTAGCGTCGTGTTTTCCTGTCTCGCTCGCTAGTCTACGGTATTTCGCCATGAGTCCTTCAGTCTTGCGCCGGTCAGCGGCCGCGCGGCCCGGGTAGTTCTTCCACGGGCGGAAAATGTCTGTCTTCTTCTTCGACAGTGCGCCGACGAGGGTCGCCCGCAATCCCTCGACCGAGTTACGCGCGTCGAGGGCGAGGTAATCCGTGTCGTCCCACGACTTGCCGGCGTCGTACCCTTGTACCTGTGCCGCGTATCGCGAGCGGGTCGTCGTGAGCCCCTGCAACAGGGCGAGCACTTCGGCCGGGTGCCACTCGCGAACGACTGTCGTCAGTCGAAGCCCGTACACGTCAGCGAAGTCGGCGACGAGGGC